AAAGCTGCAACGTATCATCCCCACAAGCCTTAGGCAGTGGATAGATAGGCATATCAGCAGTCTCACAAACAACAATGTGGATCATCACTTGCATATGCGAGTTCGTAGATATGGTGTTCACACATCCGGACTTCATGATTCCAGGAACTGTCTGTTGCCAGACAGAACCATCCGACAGAACCAATCGTGGACGAACGAACATCTCCTCATACATTCTCCTCGCGATACTATGCCATTCCGTCATCCTATCTCCATAACCCATTCTACGCCTAAACTCAAGGTCAAGCATCAATGCCCAGAGAGGTGCCGTCCAATCCCAGGCAGACTTATCAAGCCCGGAATTATAGCCCGCCTCCAACCAAGATTGAAGGTAGAGCTTCCAGCCACCATTTACCAGCACAAGGCCCTGCTGACTCGGAATCTCGTAAGACCTAGCTATCTCCTTGTCATTCATCTCATCAAACAGCATATGCCACACAATCTGAACCGGTAATGCACACGCCATTATCAATCGCCACCGACCCTCGGAAGCCTTAGCTTCCTTATGAGGTTCCGACTTGATGAAGACCCGGATAAACTGCTCAAACGAACCATCGAGAACTCGCTGGACATCGTACCAGAGACGGTCTAACCTGACCTGGGAACAGCTTACGCCGTTCCACCCCAACCAGGCACCATTCGTACTTGCTTCTCGCATGTACGGTATCCCGGGTGATGAGGTCATATCCAACCGTCGCACGGCACGGAGCATCGCCTCCTGACTATCAAAGTCATCAGGAAGGCGCCAGCGCACCGGCTGGTATTCCTTCTCCATGACATACAAGATGCGTTCCTGTTGCAAAGACGTAGGGATCGCCGAGGTCGCCGACTGCTTAAAATAGTTCTGAGAATGAACTATTAAGCTCTGGAGCTCGCTGGGTCTACCACGCTCACCTGGCCAGACATAGTCTTCTGAAGAACGGAGAGCTTGAGCGAGTCCCGGAATTGTTTGCGCTTCTTCGAAGAGAGCTTGTTGTACCCTGCGATTAAGCTTTGGAGCTGGAATGGCTCCA